CATGATATTATTGAAGGTATTGGCTGTATTGAACGAGACTCTGTACAAAACATAGGTACTGATGTACTGTTCCTGTCCAACGAAGGTGTGCGTAGCTTAGGTAGGACAATACAAGAAAAGTCAAGTCCTGTGGGCAACATTAGTAAAAATGTACGTACAGACTTAATGGAAGCTGTTAGGAATCATAGAGGCAATCTTAAAAGTGTATACAGTCCGCAGGATGCTTTTTATTTGCTGTCATTCCCTGAAGATAACATTGTATATTGTTTTGACTTGAGAAATTTACTACAAGATGGTTCAGCTAAAGCAACCACTTGGACAGGTTTAGTTCCAGATAGTTTGTTAGTGTTGTCTGACGATAGTTTATACTTAGGGATAAGTGTTATTGACCACAATGCGGGAATATTTAAATACTCAGGATATAGGGATAGATTAAGTTTCGGGGCTGTTGAAGGTCTTTGTATATTTAAGTACGAAAGTACAGCAATGGACTTTGGTATTTCTTCTAATTTAAAGTTTCTTAAAAAGTTTGAAGCCACTATTGTAGGTAACGCAGGAGAGCAGTCAGGTCTTATATGGTACTGGGATTATGACAATAATAACTACAACAACATCGCATACTTACCAGAAGCAACGGAAGTTAATGCCGCAGAGTATAACATTTCTGAGTTCGGGATAAGCGGCTCGACACTTACTGTTCCTTTTGCTATAGACAATCAGGCAAAAAATGATGGTAGTTCTACAACACCTTACTTAGGAGAGTTTACATCAGCACCTAGTGCGAGTACATTAAATTCTATGTATTATAACTTAACAAGCAATAAACTATTTTATTCAAACGGTTCTGCTTGGATTGAAGCAACAACAGTTAACAGTAACTTTGTTTCATCGGAATACACAACAGGGGTTTACATACAAACACCATCCGTCAACGCATCAGGTAGCGGTAAGGTTTTACAAGTAGGCATTAGCGCAATAATACAAGGCAAACCATACGCAGTACAAAGTATTGACATATCAGTTTTACTAGGGAGAACAAAATAAATGTCAAATTATTCTAAAACAACTAACTTCGGTGTCAAAAATAGTTTAATTTCTGGTACTGCGGATAAAAAACTTAACGGTGCTGAATTTGATACTGAGTTCAACGCTATTCAAACAGCCATTGCTACTAAAGCTGACTTAATAAGCCCTGCTTTAACAGGGAGTGCCACAGCACAGACACTAGGTGTATCTGTAGCACTTAACTCTACAGGAACAACAACACTAGCAGGTACTTTAGCGGGTACTTTCACTATTAACGGAGGTACATTCTAATGGGTTATTTATCAGATGCGTATCTAGCTGACCAATACGCGAAGGCAGGTTTAGACGATATTCAAGAACAACAGCTAGATACTTTAGGTTTTGGTGAGATGTATGGTACTGAAGCCGCTGAAATGGCTGAGTTTAAACCGTATACAGTTGCTTCAAGTTTAGGCGGGGCTGAAACAGCCGTTGACCCTGCCACAGGACAACTGTCGGTTAATCTTACAAAAAGTCCTCAAGAATTGGCTTTAGAGAGAGAGTTGTTAGGTGGTGCGTCTGGTATGTTTGAGAGGTCAATGGCTGACCCTCGACAAGCACAAGCTGACCTATATGGACAACTTAGAGCCATACAACAGCCAGAAGAACAACGTCAGCGTTTAGCCTTAGAAGAGCGTATGTTGGCTCAAGGACGTATGGGTATGAGTTCAGCGGCATACGGTGGGGCTTCTCCAGAGTTGTTAGCACAAGAGCAAGCAATACAAGAAAATATGCTTAAAGCTAACTTAGGTGCAAGGACACAATCTATGGCTGAATTAGGTCAGTTTGGTGATTTAGGTACACAACTTCTTGCAGGTGCTTATACTCCGCAAACGGAAGCTATTGGTCTTCTAGGTGCAGGTACTAATGTAGCACAACTGCAAGACTTAGGTGCGCGTGAAGGTGCTTCTTTGTATAACACGTTGATGCAGAAAGCATTTGAGCCTTATAGCAAGTTACTTACAACAGAGTCTGAGACAAAAGCTAAACGAGACAAGTCTTATTACGATATATTAAAGCGACTATTTTAATTAGGAGAAGATAATGGCACAACCAGATATTGTAGGAATGTTTACAGGTATTTCTTCTAAGCCACTAGACCCTGCGGAGATAGCGGGTAGAGACCTTACACGCTCTGTTTTAGGAATGTTTGGTAAAGAAACTAGAGAAGTTAAACAGCAAAGACAGGTAGCAGATTTAATAGGTAACTTTGATACAATGCAACCTGCTCAACAAAGGCAAATCATAGCGCAACTACAGGCTGTAGGTCAGACTGCTTTAGCAGGACAACTGGCGGCATCAGCACAAGCTAAAGCAACTAACGTGGCGGCAGATAGAAGACGAGAGGGTTTAATTACTCAGGCTACTGGTTTAGGTCTTGGTACGACTGCTGAGTTGTTACGTACTGGTGGTTCTATGGATGAAGCCGCTAAACAAATCAGAAGTCAAGAAGAAAAGCAGCTAGTGGCTAAACAAGGGCGTAAAGGAAAAGTAGCACTTGCTCGCAGTAGGGATGCGGGAGACACTATGATTAAATCTATTGCTACTGGTGAATATGATTCATTGTCTAATGAAGATTTCCTTAAAGTAATTAATGGTCAGAAAGCAGAACTTAAAGTATATACAGATAAGTCAGGTAAAGCAAAACCCTTCCGTGTAAATGAGTCAGGTAGAGTATATAATAAAGACACAGAGAAGTGGGTTATGCCTTCTGAGTTAAGTTTGACACAAGCCGCACAGCTGACTAAAACAATTACTGATGCTGATAGAATATCTAGCAAGCTAAAAGACAAGGCTACAGATAACTTTTTTGTTGCTAATGAAAAAGCACTAACTGCTCAAAAAGTATTAGAAATTAATGCTAACTCTCGTTCATTAATGGAGGAAGGTATTATTACTGGAGCAGGTGCTAACTTCTTAGCAGGTATGGCTAGTATCGGTACTCAGTTAGGTATTGTACCACAAGGTGTTACAGATACGTTAGTAGCTACTCAAACATTCATGGCTGAACGAGGTAAGCAAGTTCTTGCGTTGTTAGGCTCAGGAGACGTTGGTTCTGGTACTGGTATTTCGGATAATGATGTTAAGTTTATGAAGGAAGTAGCAGGTCAGCAAATTACGTTGAATAAAGAAACTTTAGCACGTATTATGCGTATTGAAGAACAAGCCGCTAGAAATGCTATTGCTAAGAGTAACTCACGCCTAGAAGTAATGAAGCAATATGTTGGCGCAGAGGAAGACTCTGCTTTGTTGGATACATTCTTTGTGCCTATGCCAGAGCCTTCAGTAACGGGTTATGTACCGACACAAGCGGCTCAGAGTTATTTAGAGCAAGCAAGAGACAGAAGAACTCAACAAGCACCCCAATAGGAAGTTATAATGCAAATTCAAAACTATACAAAAGATGAATTGCTTGATGCTTTAGAAATAGCTGACCAAGCGGCACAAATGCCTAATGCTTCACCAGAGGATATTGCAAAGGCAAGTCAAGCGGTCAACGAAATCGCTGGTATGCTTGAGGAGTTTGATAAGTCTCAAGGCTATCAACCAGAACAGTTTGTATCCCCAGAGTCTTACAGAAAAGTACTGGCGGACGCAGGTAAAACAGTAGACGACTTACCTGTGTTTTTAGAAGAGTTGAGACAGAAGGAAGAAGCAGGTACGTTGTCCAACAGAGAACGTGGTATTTATGGTGCGTTAAGTGGTAGAGGTGGGCTAGGCACTGGTCTTGACTTGGTAGGGACAGGTATAAGCCTTTCAGCTAGAGAGGTTAGCAAGTTTATCCCTGACAGTGTAGAAAAAAAAGTTGTAGATGGTGTTACTAATTCAGTTAAAAAACTAGGTGAAATACCTACTGTCCAAAATGCGCTAGAAGCAATTGGTGAAGGCTACCAGTCCTATCTACAGTGGAAGTCAGAAAACCCTAACGATGCTATGGGTGTAGAAAGTATTATCAATGTAGCAGAAGTATTTGCTCCTTCGTTTAAGCGTAAGCCTATTCCCGATAAAACTATGTTTCGTACACAGGCTGACAAACAGTTTGACCGCGCTAAACACTTGGAGACTAAACAACGTAGAGACTATTTAGAAGATTTTATTACGCCTATATCTACTAAAGCCAATGACGAAGAGCGTGTAAAACGCATGACTCAGAACGCTAAGGGTCGTAATGTTTATAATCCTAGTCAGGAAGAAATAGAGATGGTGAACGTCTTAAAGCGTACACCAATAAACGCTGACAACAGTTTAGTCGGTAACATGGTTATATTAAAAGAAGAAGTAAGTAAAGCACATAACTCTTTGGTCAAACAGCTAGGTAAATCTAAAGTCAAGTTAAATAAAAAAGAATTAAACACTGAGTTAGAAGCAATTGTAGACGACCTGCAGGAAACTAATACTGTACTTGTTGGTGATGCTTCAGTAGTCGCTAAAAGAATATTTAGCAAAGCACAACAACTTATGGCAAAAACAGATGGGTCTCCTGCACAACTTATGCAAGTACGTAGGGACTTAGACAAGTGGGCGCAGAAACAAGGCAAAGGCAGTTTTGATGGTAACGAGAATGCCTATACAGTAGCACAACGTGCTGTACGTGACTTCCTAAACACAAAAGTAGCTGATGCTGTACCTGAAACTGCTGTGTTGGACAAACTACGTAAACAACATTTGTTACTGCGCGCTGAAGATAGGCTTAGACCTAAAGCCGCACAAGAGGCTGACACAAAGTTAGGTCGCAGAATTGATAATTTTTATCACGCTACAGGGACTACACCTCCCAGAACTATGTTAGGCAAAGTAGCTACTGTAGGTTTAGCAACAAGTATCGTTGGTGGTGCGGGGTTTTTAGGTGCGTTACCTTACTTGGCTACAGGTGTGGGAGCAGGAACACTTGGTTATATGGTATATCGTGGTTCTATAAGCCCCTCACTTCGTAAGGTTTTAGCAAAATCTCTTAGGGAAACAGACAAACTATTAAGTAGTAAACTAAGCAAAGAGATGCGTGCGGCTATAAAAGCTGACCGTGTTTTTGTTGTTGAGTTAATGAAACTACCTACAGCACCCGAAGGAGCAGATGACGATGAGTGATGCTTTAGATACTAAAAGCCCGTGGAGTTCTTTAAGTCAGCCTAAGTCGGCTAGTCAATACTACGCCAAACAGATGCTAGACAAGCCACCAGAGGAAAGGCAAGCGTATGCTGAAGAATTAGCATACAATCAACTTTCTCTTGCCCCTGGTTCTGGTGAGGCTATATCCGCTAAGGAAGCTAAGGACTACTTTGAAGAAGGCAGGACTGGCATGGGTTTGTTCGCCAGTGCGGGGGCTATTCCTCTTGTAAGTCCTTTTATACGACCTCTTGTTAAAGGGGCTTCAAAGCTAGGTCAAGCTACAGGTGTTAATAAATTTATAAACGATGTAGCCATGAATATGCCTACCAATGTACGTGGGGGGTTCATTGGTGATGCTTTAGATAAGATGCCCGCTATTCAAAGCAAGATGGGCATAAAGCCTAAAGAAATACCCCACAGCAGTGGTAAAACTAAAGGCGCGGGTCTGCCCTACTACACGCCAATGCTGACAGGAGTATCTACAGTAGGTGAGGGTTTAAGTGCTTTAGGAAATACTCTTAGAAGTAAAATCAACCCCCAAGACATAGCTTTTGAAAGGACAACAGGTTTTCCCGCTGTAAAGGCTAGAGAAATTGCCGCGGGTGCTGAAGGAGCAAGCGAAACTGCTGAGTTAATGGCTAGTCAAATATCGAAAGGAAAGTCACCTACGCTGTTATCTCCTCTAACCTCTAAAACATATTTAGCTACAAACATGGATGTGTCTGACACTAAAAGCCTTTCTGATGCTGTTTCTACTCAGTTTGTACATGGTAAAACCAAACATCAAGTACCTGAGAAAACGGCTCTAAGGTTTGCTAGACACGCCCAAGCACAAGTAGACGGTAAAGGGTTGGTCAATGTTAAAAACCCAAGAGCAGGTGGCGGTGCAGGACAAGCTGAGGCGGCAGGGCAGAAGTCTGTAGCACCTACGGCTGTTAAAGCCCTGCAAGGTAACGCTAGAAAAGCATACTTAGCGGAACTGGGTCAAGAGGCTTTGACACCTAAACAAACTGTAGAGTTTTTACAAATATCTGGTGCTTTAGACCCAATAACCTTTAATAAGTATTTCAAAAAGAATGGTTTTGAGAATGTAACAAGTGCCGTAGCTTCTCTAGCAAGAGCAAGAAACAAAGTAGCCAGAGGCGGTACTTTAGGTAAGAAAGAAAAACGAGCATTAGAGTCTTTCAACAAAATGCCTGTAAATAAAAACACAGGTCAAAGACTTGCGGCTGTTAAAGACGATGCAGGTAATTTATTGAGTAATGATTCTTTAGACATAATTGGAGATGTCAAAGATGGCAACTTCTTAACGCTACAACAATTCTTTAAATCGTCTCAAAAAGAACTGGGCGGTGCTAACGCATTCATATCTGTTGACCCTAAAACACAGAGAGCGTATGTAGGTATTTCCGACAAACACGACATAGGTGGTCTTAACCCTATTCAGGGCGAGAACATGATAACAGTACAGCCTATAGTGTCTTTAGACTACGCCGCAGGTAAGTTCGGTAAGAAGGCAGGATTAGCTGACACAACCACAGCTAAAGGTTCTAAACAGAAAACTAGAAGTGCTATATCTGATGTAGAGCGAATGACAGGCGTGTCTCGTA